CAAGCTTTCTAAGATCTAACTCTAAACTATCTAATTCCTGTGTTGTTTTTGCTGACCTTATACTAGTACATAAAGCCTCTCTTTTTTCTCTTGCCTTTTGTAACATTTCTAAATAATTCATACTTTCTACCTCACTTTAATTATTATTTTTATAAAGAATTTCTAACTTTCGTTTTTGTAAGTCAAAGCTATCCAGCTGCTTTAAATTATTCTCCAATAGTTCAAAGCTCCTCGCATAAACGGAAGTTGTATCATAAAACGGGGTATCCAGCACGCTGACATCATATAATTTTTTAATGTTATTAACTTCTCTAATTGTCTCAAGTTCACCATAGCTCCATACATCACCCTTATCAGCTACAGTAAAAGCAAAAGACATCTTATCAATCAACCCTTCTTGAATTGATTTATAGATGTCTCTGTTACTTTGAGTATCAATTAATTCTGCACTTATTTTAAGGCCTTTATCATCTTTTATAAGTTGTAAACTATTATTTCTAGTTCTAGCCATAATACACCAAGTATCATTATGATTATATCTTAGAGGTACATCCTTCATATCTGTGTAATCCAATGCACCTTTTTTAATAATCTCTGTAAACTTCCTACTACCATACTCATGTGTTGCTGGTTGGTCGTAGGTTATTGCATAACCTTCAATAATCATCTTGCCTTCTTCATTGTCTATGGCTCTCATTTCAATTAATCTTTGTTCATTTTTTAATTTATTCACTTACCTCACCCTTTCCTGGCTTAGTTTTTGACAATTGATACACATCAGCTATATCTCTATTAATATAGTTAAGGGATTTATTTCTAACATTACCACCTGCAAATGGAGGGTATCCAAATACTGCAAGTATTTGATTATCTGTAAGAGTTCCTATTCTGCTTAAAATATCAATTGCAGCTATTTTATTTTTAGTATTCATAAACATAAGTCCCTGGTTATAAAATATAATTTCATTACCTACCTCTAGCTCTCTTTGAGTAAATAATTTACTAAAGCATCTACCTAAACTTATAATCATAGGTTCTAATTTCTTCTCATAAAATGCCTGGTATTCTTCCTCTGTAAAATCTCCATTGAAGATTTTTATTGATACTCCATAATTGGCTAATACTCTTTTATCTATAAATTCTATAGTATCTTTATCTATTAGCTTTGGATCTATTGTAATTGGAGTAAATTCACTCTTTAAATCCACAGGTAGTATACCATTTTTCATATCAGTCATCTTAAGTTCAAATCTTTCTCTTTCTTTCTTTTGTTCATCATCATCCATCATAGTATTTATTTTTAAAATACCTTTAATAGTTAGACCTGCTTTTACACCCTTATCTAAACCTTGAATAATAACATCATTTACCTGTAATAACTTAAGTAATGCTTTATTATTAGGCTGACCATTTGCATCTCCACCTACAAAATCATTGGCAGTAAAATCTTTTCTCCAGTGAATTATGTCGCTATATGGGAATGTGTAAGGCTCTCCATCTGTAAAATAAAATCTTATGAATAGTTTTCCTGTGCTATCTTCTAAATAATTTACTTCAACCGGATTCAATGGCCATAATCCTGTATATTCTCTTTTATAAAATCCATCACCTAAAGGTATCTCTGTAAAAGTAGGATATATATAAGCATTTTTATTAACCTCTCTTAAGTATGTTATTTTCTCTAAAAAGTCACTTGTTGTCATTAATGGATTAGGACCAAATTTAAGTAATCTACCAATAGCACTATTAACTATAGTTTGTAATCCTGTAGCATTATCTGTTCTTATATGTTGAGGATTTAATTTACTCATTTCCGTTGTAATACAGCTAATTGCATTTTGTACTACATCACTTGCAAATATATCTTCACCAAAATTAGTAAAAACAGGAGTATATCCATTCATCATTTTTGCATAAGCCATTGCCCTTTGCTTTTCTTCTCTATTCTTTTTTAATGTACTGAAAATACCTATTTAAATCACCTCCTACTCACAATATCTACATACTCTTTTCTATACCTATCTAAGGTCTCATAACATATAAGCATTGTTACAGCTCCATCTATTTTCTTAGTAACATCACCTTGAACTTTCATTGGCATTCTCTTCGTTCCTGCAGAGTTCCATTTTGCCGTAACATTTTCTAGACAATATTTATCCATTGGATTATGATTGTAGTTAACTAAGTTTTGCTTTAAATCCATTTCTAAACTATTCATTGCATTTGACAAGTCAAAGCCTTGACTTATTTTCTCTAAATCAAATCCATAGTCTTTCATTTCATTTACAAATCCTTTAGCTTGCCACTTATCGTATCCAGTGTATAAAGTTCTTATTTTATATTTCTTATAGATCATAACAAACCATGCAACCACATCTGATTGATTTACTTCATTATCCTCACATATATATAAATAACTTTCTTTTGCCCACTGCTTAAACTTTTCTCTATCTTCATCATTAACCTCTTCAAGTTTTGACTGAGGAATAAAGTACTTGCTTATAGTGTACTTTATTTTAGTTTTAGGATTATATATAAGCACTCTTCCATTGGTTAAATCTCCTGTCTCGGATAAGTCAGTTCCACCAATAGCAATTGAACCTCTAAGTTCTTCAATATCAAATGTTAACTCATTTTCTATATCCTTAGTTAATAACCATGCTTGTGCATTGTTCTGTTTTACATTGAAATCCTTAGCTAATACAAAGGCTTTTTTACTAGAACTTGTTTTAGCCTCTTCTATCATTCTTCTTAGGAAAGACCACTTTTTTATTTTTCCTAGTCCTGGATTAGATTTACACCAAGATTTTTCATCTTGCCATACTTCCTGTTCATTGTCTTGGGTATACATCCATATTAACCATCTTTCATTTTGCATCTCACCTTTAAGAACTTTTCTTGCATCTCTAAGCCTTCCATCTAAGTAACCATCATTAGTAAATCCTTCTGTAGTAAGTTCAAAATAAAGAGGTTCATCTTGTGTTGATAAAGCCTGTCTTATAGGCATTACTGTACTATCATCTTCCATTTCAAAAACTTCATCTACAGCACCTATTCCAATATTTCTACCTTCCTTAGCTCCTGTTTTTGCACTCAGTTTTTTTATGTTACCTTTATTTTGGTAACTATATTTTCCTTTTTTCTTCTTTTGCTTAGGATTACCAAAGAATATTCCTTTAAGATTTTTTCTTGTCACTTTCTCTAGACTATGACTTTCTTCTCTCATGGCATTTATAGCCTGGAACATTAAATCTGCCTGAGTATCATCATTGGATGCACATAGTACCTTTAATCCTACAGGACCACAAAACCATTCACTTAAACATATAGCACTAATGAGTGGAGTCTTACCATTTTTTCTTCCAACTAAAAAAAGTATATCCTGATACTTTCGGACATACCTCTCTAATTCTTCATCGAAAATTTGTATTGCAAATATTGCCTCTACAAAGGCCTTTTGAAATAGCTCTAATATAAATGGTTTACCTGCATATGGTGCTTCAAAGTGTTTACACTTAGTTTCAATGAACCTTATTCTCTTTGATGATTCTTCAAAGTCAACTTTAATTTTATGAACTCCTTGATATACAGGATCTCTTATTTCTAAGATTAGTTTTTCAAGCTGCATCATAAGTTCATATCCAACTACTATTTCACCTGATTTTATTGCATTGTAATACTCAACTATATAGCTATTATTCAAACTCATTTAAATCATCTTCATCCTCGTCAATGTTTTTACCTAATATGTTAGATAACTTAGATACATAATTTAAATAATTTGCCCTGGCTTTTACTATAAGCTTTGATACTGGTAACTCCTTTTGCATAGTAGGATTATTGGGATTGACCTTTATTAATCCTGTTTCCTTAACTATATCATGGAGATTATTAAGTTCTACTCTGAGCCTGGCACATTCCCAAAGAGCACCATCTAACAAATCAAGTTGATGTTCATCACATCCACTGAATAAAGTTTTAATTCTTTCATATTCTTTTTCAACCTCCATCTATATCACCAACTTTCAAATTTTCTTTCAAAACTTTTCGGAAAAAAGTCAAATTTTTAGTTTGCACGTAAATTTGCTTTCACCTCCAACGGTCCTAGAGGGCATAGTAAAAAAATAATGTGGGGGGATATAAATTATTCCACAAAGTTTTCAAACCACTTGTCGATATAATCTATCCACTCATTTTTATTTTCTTGTCTGTAGTCATTGGAAGCATCTAACCTATTAACACACTCTTCTCTAGTAGCATTGATAAGTATAAGCTCTGCTCCTAGTTCACTGGCTAGTCTCTCTCTATCAATCTTATTAGGATACCCACCAATTATCCAAGCTGTTCTAAATCCTCCGTACCTAGTCCTAACATTATCAATGATATGATTCCTTATAGAGAATACATTGTACTTTAAATTGTCAGGCTTATCATATGGCTGCATAAAGGATACTGCTTCATATAGTTTATCTATATCTACAACTAAATCCCCCTTCTCCATGTGCTCTATAACATAGCTATGCTTACCACTCATTGGTGCACCATACACAATATACACTGCCTTCTCTCTTCTCTTATGTCCTCCACCACAAAATCTCTTATGATGTTTATTGTGACATGTGTGACACCACACCTCTACATTAGCTGGATTAAGGCTTATGTTAGCATCTTTATAGTTATCCTCTGTTAGCTCTATCAAATGATGTACTTGCATATGCTTTGATATAACTATCCTCTTCCCACATTTCTCACATATAACTACACCATTCTTTCTTCTGCTTAGAATTATCTGTTGCCTGAATGCTTTCCATATATCTGAGTTATAGAACTTCTTAAGAACTCCTGTACTCATTACCAGTCCCCCTTTTCTGCTTCTTTCTTCTTAAGTTCTAGTAATGCCTTATCTATTTCAACTTTAGTAGGGTTCTCTTTCCATCTACCCTTGTTTCTATTTATCAACCAAAACTTAATTGCAGTTACATCAGGTGGAATCTCTTTTACAACCTCTACAGTATCTAATCTTTCCTTCTGACATTTGTTCCCCTTATCGTCATAGTAAATATCTTTTACTTTAGCAGCTACCGTTTCCTTAGTTTCATATCCAGTAGCCTTTTTATATAATGAATTCTCCACCTTAAAATC